TTCTTTGGCGTCTGCAAACGAGACGCGATTCGGCCGATCCACGTCGTTCCACGCAGGCAGGTTTGGAATGCCGCCATGCCTCAAGCGATGAATCGTCTTGAAGTCGGCCACACTCAGCCCCTGGCGCATTGGGCCGCGCCACGTTGCCGGCACTTCGGTGTAACCAATCATCATGGACTTATTGATCGCGTCGAGCGTCAGATTGGCAAAGTTGCCCGTCGTGTGGTACGGGGTTACTGAACGGCCGGACAGGCCCGCCTTGTCGGGGCCAAACATTGCCGCCTGAGCGATCTTTTCACGGGACAGGCCGAACGTCGAAACACCCATGCCACGCACGTACTCGGTTGCCATGTCCATCAAGGTAGCATGAGCGAACGGGGCTGCGGCTTTGCGTTCGGCGTCGGTCGTGTGCTTTTCAATCTTGCTGTGGTCGCCGTTTGCGGCAAAGCGGACAGCGTTTACGATCATGGCTGCGCGGAGATCGCCACTGAGTCGCTCCTGTCCGGTCTTGCCAATACTGACCGTACTGCCGAATGGAATCGAGGCGGATCGTTCAGCCTTCGCCTTCTTCAGGTGTTCGCGGACGGCTGCCACGTCGCCAAGGTTGCGGACGGCGTCAAACTCGTCAGCCATGTCGGCCAGTTCGCACAGGCCACGGGCTTCAGCTTCAAATGCCGTGCGTGCCTGGTGCTGTGCCTCGATCGCCTTGCGGGTGCCGTCAGCGATCATGCGAGCGACGTCGTCAGCGGTGAGAGCTGGCGGAGCGTGCACAATCTCAGCCGCTGACGCACGGATTACGTCTGTCTGAGCAGGAGATGGGCCGGCCAGTTTGCTGGCGTTGTCCACAAGCCACCGCTGGGCCTGCTCGTCAGAGAAGTCGGCTGGCATGCCACGCGACACCAGCAAAGCGCGAAGTTCCTGATTCATCTCAAAATCCTCTTGCGAAAACCTGACCGCTGCCGGGTCGAGCCCTCGCAGCTTTGCCTGAGCGTCTGCACCGATGGGAGTCAACGAGACTTCCCGCAGCCGCCACTTCGTCACGACGTTTACCGGCCCAGTGAATTCACGGCCGGAAATTGTTTTGGTTTGCCCTTCGGCAATGTATGTTCGTTTCAGAACGTCATAGCCGACCGACACGTCCGTGATGTGTCCTTCCCGAACGCCTGCCATCGCGTCTTCAGCCTGAGCAGCCTTCGAGAACATCAGGGTCGCGGTGATGTTGCCATCGCCTACGGTGATGTTTCGGGCGCTGCCCAACTGGTCTTTAATGCTGGATCGGTTGTGCGAGTCCAAAAATGGGATCTGCCGACTCTTTGGAAACTCTGCACCACGGGCCAGCAATACCTCCGGCACCATCTCACCGCGGGACCAGTCCGGCATGAGCACGGGAGCCTCAGTGCTGATGACTGCCTCGACGCTGCGTTCGTCTTCGCGGAATGACTTTGCGCGGACTTCGAGCGAGCGAAAACCGGGGTCTGCCATCGGTCTTGCAAGTGCCTGTGATCGCTTAGACATCGACTGTTTCCTCCTCGTTTTCGTCGGCTGTCTCGCTGCCGACGTCTTCCATTTGTTCAATCGTGGCCATCGCCGTGAGTGCCTGCGGATCAACGCCGAGGATGTTGTTGACCACAACTTCCGGGATGCCTTGAGCTGCTGCGACTTCCCGCATTTCGGCGATGTTGTCGATGACAGTTCGCCAATTCACGTTCTGTTTTGCACACTCCATTTGCAGCGAACTGAGGCCGCCTTTGATTCGTAGTGAAGCCGCTTTGGCGTCGTCTGTTGGATTGATTGAAAGAGCAACCGGGCCTTGCCAGTTTGCAGCCGAAAACCGCCCTGGGCTGGCTTGAAACTCAGCCGCCGAAACAATGCCGTCGAAGAATCCAGCCAACACCGCTTCACGAATGAGCGTCTCGTAAATTGGCTGGCAAAAAGAAGAAGCAAACCATTCCTGAACGTCATGCAACTCCGGCCAGGCGTCGTTATCCGCCGATCGCTCCGAGCTGAATGAACTGTTGCGATAGTCGCCGGTGATCGTCGAAGACTTCACACCCGGCATTGCTCCGGCTGTTTGCCGCTGCAGATGCTGAACGAAGCCCTCTGGATTCATGTTTGGTTGATTCGGCGAATGCAGTTCAAACTTTCCATCCTTGCCCGTGTTGATCAGCATAGCGGGCTGGATCTTGGTGATCGTGTTGCCGTCCGCGTCGGTGAGGTCCGAGCCGTCCGCCGATGTGTGGACTGGCGTTGCAGACTGTGAAAGCCCCACGCGAGTTGCCCCAGTGGGCTTGCTGTATGATCCAACGAAGCAAGCGGCCATTGCCGAGGCTTTGAGGACGTTGTAATTGAGGTCACTGGTGTCCCGCATGTTGATAAGTGCGGCAGCAAACCACGGCAATCCGCGAAGCTGGTCGATGTCATCCTCAATGAACAGGTGCCCGATTTCTGCGATGCCGAATCGCTTCACGGCGCCCGTCTGATTGGCCGATGCGTAGGGCGGCTGAACGCGAATGTGATAGGCCACACGCTCGCCGAGCTCGGTCAATTCCACGCCACGGAAAACAGTGTTACCTTCGGTGACTGCTTCGGCCACCAGTTCCGATTCGTCAGCCAGTCTGCAAGTGTCGATCAGTTGCAGGGCAACTGGCACGGGTAGATCATGCGCCTGCTGTTTTTGCTCGCTGATCGGCTGCAGCCGGTAAAGGATGTCGCCACTGAGAATGACATTGCGCAGGGCCAGCTTCTGCAGTCCCGCAAACGTCTGACCACCCTTGCCTGGCAAACCGCGAAGGTCGAAGCCGGATTGAATCCGCGCCCACAACTCCTGTGCCTTTTCGCGGAAGGCGATGTTGGCTGTTCCGTCAGCGTTCATTGCCAAGGATTCGGGCTGCATTCCGTGGCGCCCGATGGTCTTCGCAACGATTGTGCGAACTACTTTGCGTGCGTTGGGATTGTCGCGGTACAACTGCCACGAATCCGCACGCAGGCTTTGCGCTCGTGACGTGTCAACGTCGTTTTCCCGCCAGACGATCCGGTTTCGGGCGTTGAGTCTGTGGCGATTTGCAGCCGCGTATGGGCCGTTCGGCGTGCCGATCAATTGATTGATCTGTTGCAGGCTTGCCCGAGCCGCCGCACGCCTAACGCCAGCCTCGGGGCTGAAAAATCCAATCACGCGGTCAAGGATGTTCACAGCGATGGCTCCCCAAGCGAAAGAAGGGTAGCCATGCCGCCGCTGCTGGTACTGCCAGCGCTGATCTCGTCTTTGAGTTGTTGACGAAGTTCGCGGAGGTCGCGCAGCTGCGCCATCTGCTTCCTGCGTCCGGCGACGGTATAATCCTGCGCAGTCAGGCAGTTCAAAATTGCCTGCTCAGTTGCGTCTAAAAGTTCTTGTGATGATGCCATGCCGCCAATTGTGCGGCAGTGCGCGCCAAATTACATACCAGCTTTACCAGTGGTCACCGCTGCCCGTCGAGACTCACAACACGATGCTGAATCACGATGGTCTCAAGTTGCACACGAACGGTCCACGTGTGACCGCACGGCCCCAGCCCGGGCTTCGCCGACTTGCAGCAGCGGTAATATCTGGTCTTGCCCTGCGTTGAATACGCCAGCCCGTAGCCGCCGCGGCCTTCCCAGCAAATGGGACAGCGGCGGTGGATCTCAATTTCCTCGCCCTGCGTGGTCGGTGGAAGGTCGATTGCTGGCCGCTGGGGTTGCGGTTGCGGGGTTGCGGCTGCTGGCCGCTGCTTCGATGGCTTATTCAATCCAAGGCCTCCCGTCGCTTCGTGTCTCGCCTGCATTGACTACGGTCCTTTGCGTTTTGATTTCTGATCGTGCGGGAAACCCGCCGTTTTCCTCTGCGTAGCATACCGCCAAGGCCAGCCCGTAGCGAATCGCGTCGCGAAAGTCGTTTGGGGCGTTTTCGTTTTTTTTCACCCACAGCAGTTTGGCGTTGCCGCGGGTGTCCACTTTGTCGCCAAGCGTGGCGTTGCACAGTTGTTCGAGGAATTCCATGTCTCGATCCGCCCCAGCGCAGATGCTCAGGCTTTCGGGATCCGATGGCGTGCGGTCGTCCAAACGGGCTTGCAGGTCCGTCTCCCAGAAGTCTGTGGCCACCGTCAGCAGCGTTTGCCCCGCGTGGTCGCCTTCCTGCACCGAAGACAGCCGGTAAGGCTTGCCGCCGAGGTCGTGATTGGCGCCTTTGATAGCGAGAAAGCCATCGTGACGATTGGCGAAATCGTAGGTCGCCTTAGTATCCCAGCCGGAGTCTGCCGCTGCAGCATGTGGTCGCATGGAGTTGCCGCCGTCCTCGTGCTCGTAAGCCCGGCAAATTATCGTCTGCCAGATTTCGTCGAGCGTTTGCGTCAGCCCGTAATCTACGACATGAGACCGCCAGTCCGCGCCATGAGCCATGACAACCCAGAGCCGGTAGCCACCCTCTGCCGCCTGCTGGTCGATGGTCACAGTGAGCAGCCGCCCCCAGACTGGCACAATGCCGCGGGCTAACTGCGTTTTCAGTCGTTCACCTACTCGCTCGGGCGTTGATTTTGTGCGGCGTGGTTCCCACGTTTCGCCTTTGTCTTCGTTGATCCACTGGCGAAGCTTTGCGGGGTTTTTGCATTTACTGACGAAGTCTGCCGCAATTGAGCCCCAGCCATGAAACAGAGCGTAGAAAACGCTGATTTGACAGCCGTAATCCTGCCCCCAATTGCGAGGCTCACCACGCAGCCAAGACATATCATCCGGCGGAAGGTCGCGGGCTTCCATTGCCCGCTCGTGGTCCACCTCGCAACCCGCCGGAACCCACACGCCGCGCATCATCATTTCCGGCCGGTGCATGTCATCGATGCGACCCTCGCAAAAGCGGCAGACATAGTGAGCCGTCCTGCGTGCCAGTTCCTTATCGGACTGGCCGGAAGGGAGTTTCTCAAAGAAGATGCCGCCAGGGCTGCTGCCGTCGCCAAATTCGATTGCCTGGAATTTGTGGCAGTGCGGGCAAGGGACGTAGTAGCGGTGGTGTGTTGATCCCAGCAGCCCGGTTTCGACGTTGCTTTTGCCGCGGACTGATGGCGTTGACTCCATGACGAATTTTCTGTCCGGGTACTCCGCACCGCGCTTGCGGAAACGCTCCTGCGGGTCACCTTCTGTACTTGAGGATTCCATCACCCATTTGTCAATTTCGTTTCCGTGTGCGACGCGGATCGACTTGTCAGCCAGTCGCGATTTGCCACGAGGCCAGGCGCCATGACAAACCGAACGGCGAAGCTGGATCCGCGTCTTCGACTGCCGCTGGCGGATCGGCGCCTGGTCACGCAGCCGCGGGCAGTTCTCAATCATCTGCCATAGACGGCCAAACACGGATTTGCAGTTGGTTTCGTCCGGAGTGGCGAACATCGTTTCTTCGGGGCGCTGGTCCATTGACCGCATGAGCATTGCCAGCCCAAAATTTGTCTTAAACATACGGGCCGCCCACTGAAGCCAAATGGTGCGGAACTGGATTGAATCATACGCCCAACATGGCCCCTGCGGAGCGGTGACCCACGGCACCATTGATTCATCGAATGCCCGGCCGGTGATATCATAGAACGACGTGCGGAGCCAGTCGCCAGCGGATTGAAGAATCCGCGGCCGCATCATTTCGCGGCAGACTTCCACACATAGCCTACTCACTTACCAATTCCTCCAACCCGTCGGTGAATTCCTTTTGTATCACTCTCACTTCCTGCTCAACTCGCTGCTTTGTCGTGGCCTTCATTTCGGCTGGTACGAGCGCCGCGATTCGTTCACCAATGCCCTGGAGACGTGCCGACAATCGAGACCACAGCAAAGACATATCACGCTCAATTTCCTCCCGCTCAATAAGCAGCCCTCGCTTATGTGCGTTCTCCATTGTTCGCCGCTCGTTCACTAGCCGGATGGCCTCCACCTCTGCCAGTTTCTTCGCGTCGCTGGTGCTGTTACTTTGCAGCTTTGCCAGTCGCCACGCCACGATCTGCTGCAGCGGGTAGCGGCCTTCCACGCCAGGCATCGGCGGGGATTCCGTCCGCCATTGTTTGACGGTTTGCACGGCCAGCCCAAAGAACTCCGCTACCTCTGCCAGCGTCCGGCATTCCCAACGGGTGCTGTGCTGCCGCCGTTCCTCCGCCTCCAGCAGGTCCTCGATCGCCTGCAGGTCGTCAGGCGAATCAGCGGAGTCGAGCAATTCGAGCAGCCAGCGCCGCTCTTCGGTTGCTGGTGGTGCTGTCATTTGCGGGGGACTCCGATTCAACGCGGTGGACGTGGGCGTGGGCGTGGGCGACGACTGCAGGCGGTTTCTCAGCCTCCGCGTTTGCCTGCTGCATTTTCATCAGGACGCGGGCCGCTGCAATCTTGTCGCGTGGCTTGCCCTCCGCCACGATTTTGACAAGCGCCGCCGGCAAGCCTGCCAGCAGGTTGTCTGGGATCTTCCAGCCCTTTCGAACTGCCTGCCCGATCAGTTGCATGTCGGAGCGGGAAAGCGGCTCTGTGAGAAGTGCGGAGTCGGTTGGTTGGATCATTTGTCACCTCGCTTACTGGCGACAGAATCGGAAAGCGTCCGGGTCGGATTTGCACCGCCCACTTCAGGCTGGTCGCCTGACGTGTCGCTATCAACACTTCGGACGCGTTTAGGATATGGTTTGCGGAGTGGTTCGATTTGCTTTTTCATTTCGTCGTCGAGTGGCATCAGGTATCTTAATTTTCCCTGACGAACCTCAACCCGTGCCATTGATGCCCTGCTATATTGTTTCACCCCGTGCTTATCGTAACCACCCGTCTTTGAGATATTTCGAGCATGGTACTCAATTCCTTTTGAGTCAAAGTATGCACTTGATGCCGATGTCTCCCCGGCGAATAGCCAGTTTCCACCTTGATAAATTCCGCCGACGTGACCCTCGTGCGGATCTGCAAAACTTACAATCAGCCTCAGGTTTGGATTTGATGCTTTCAGGAAACGAATCGCTATAGAAATAACGCGAGTTACAGCGACAGTGTGTCGCGCCAGTGCCACTCTCTGCAATTCGCAAACCTCGATATTTTTTAGACCATATGGTTTTCCGAGTGCGGAACTGACGCCCGTCGTGAAGATGACGACGCCGATAAACTTTCCGCCTTCCCATACACCAACTTTGAAAGGCTTTGAGAATGGTGCAGGCATACACTTTGAATAGTGCCAATGCTCAACCGCATACTTCGCCGCCTCGTGCGTACACCAGTCGAGTTTTAGTTCAGGGCGTGAACTCATGTTTGCACTCCGGACAGGTGATCTTTGCTTTTTCGTCTAATCGCCCCTGCTCCTCCTCTGTGCCGGGAGCGAAGTTTGGTGAATAGCCCATCAGTTTAGACAACTCGTCCGCATCGAAGCCCAGCAGCCCGAGGTCATACTCGTCGGCGTGCAACTCCGCCAACTCCACCTCCAACATCGCATCGTCCCACCCGCTATTCAGGGCGATCCGGTTGTCAGCCAAAGTGTAAGCCCGCTTCTGAACCTCGCTGAGATGCCCGAGACGAATACACGGCACGAACTGCAGCCCCAACTTCTGAGCGGCCATCACGCGGCCATGCCCGGCGATGATGCCGTTCGTGGAGTCGATCAACACGGGATTCGTGAACCCGAACTCCTGAATGCTGCCAGCGATCTGCCTGACCTGCTCTTCTGAGTGCGTTCTGGCGTTGCGTGCGTATGGGATCAGATCCGCGACCGGGATCTGCTCAACCTCCTGCGCCCAGGGCCTCTGCGGGCCTGCTGACGCCTCCACGTCTGCCCCCTTCCCCTTGCTGTTTTTCATCTCGCCGCCCCCTGTAGTAGTATCATGCCCAAATTTTTTCTTATGCGCAAAAAAAGTCAGCAGTGAGGGACCA